AAGGCAAGGTTAAAAGTGTCGGCAGTGGTTCCTCCACGAGCAACAGTTGTTCCAAAAGCATGTATGCCATTAAGAAGCTCCACTTTGAAGCTCGTACACATTGCTTGACTAATAGCCATAAGGGGCTTCTCCTATAATTTACGAATTATACTGGCCAATTCTTTTTGGCCCTGTTTTTCAAGTTCTGCACAAACCGTGGTTCTGTCTGATTTAACAGCCTCTTCCATATGCAACACTAAAACTTGTCTAATCTGCTCTTTAAACACTAAAGCTTGCGCTCGAACCTGCTCATCCGCATCTTTACTAATGTGCAAAATTCTATCTAAAGCTCTGTCTGCTATTTCTTCGGGAGTCCACCCACGGTGACTTGTGGTCTGAACTTCCACACTAAAAGTGTTAACACCTGCACCGACCCCTGTGATCATGTCTTATCCCTTATTACTAAACCTGTCCTATATGCGTCTGTCACTTCTTTAGCCTCGCCAAAATTCTTCATGCTTATTATGCTTTCAGCAAAACGCTTTTCGTACTCCTGCATCATGTCGGGCTCACCCTTCATGTAGGTATACGCCTCTATCAAAGCCCCGTACAACAACGTAACTTCTGCGTTTTCACTTAACCAGGTGGTGCCGCTTCCCGCTCCCGCCGTTAAACTTGCCGGTCTATAAAAGTAATGCAGCTCTACCACATAATTACTGTTTGGCGTGGGTCCCAAAATAAAATTGGCATCATCAAAAAAAGCGTAATATTTAGGCTCTCCCGTGGTGGTTTCATCCGGGTTGTAGCTTTGCACAAAGCTCACATCTTTATAATCTAAAAACACCTTGTCATTGGACGCATCCGTAAAAGACAAAGAAAAAGGCGCTAAAAAATCCGTGGGAGCCGCTAAATATTTATTTCCATTGGTGGCGTTAGCCGTAGCATTCTTACGAAAAAGCGTAAGCTGAACGTTTTTTAAAATACGCTCTTCCGCCACACGGATAAAAACAGGCAGATTAGTTACAAAGCTAGCCTCAGTGTTTTGAGTGTAGTCTTGTATTGCTGTTTTTAATTGGTCATAAGTAAAACTCATGAGAACCCTATGGTGTATTTGCCTGCCCGCCCATACCGGAGTGGTTTGAGCAGTAATAGTATAAAGTAGGTGCCGCAGCAGCTACGATTATTTGTGTATAAGCCCCAGGATTACCCGGCACACCCACATATGTCACCCCTGTTGTATACTCGCTTCCCCCGCCCCATGTACCGTTAGACGTGGTGGAAAACTTTAAGGGATGACCACCGTTGGTGTTATCACTTTGATCCAACCGATACGTGCTACCTTCATTCAAAGTCAACGTGGCTTGTAACACCCCATCAATATAATACCTGTTCCCTGCGCCAGGGTTGGCCACGGTCACCGCAAAAGAAGTGACCGTAGCCGCCGTCGTAACGGTAACCGAGCCCACTTGCCCAAAGCCCGTTACGGGCCTTAAATCAGGGGCGTCCGGGGTAGGCAAGCCTACATAAACGTCCATAGGTTCTACGCGATCCGGTCTGGGATTACGCAAAGCCTGTGGGTCTGTAATGGTTCTTCGGGGCTCTAACTGAGGTTGTTTCTTTTCCCACTCATCTTTGCCCACCAGGAGACCATTCCACTCCCGCTTCATTTCGTTCAGCTTGTAGCGAAACCCGCTTCTGTCTGATATGCCATAGGCATTTTTACCAACAGCAAATTTACCCATTACAAATTCTGCGAGTACGCCAAGCTTGGCACAATGTTAAAAGAGGCTCGATCACGGTCCATGCTTATGGCTCGCTCCATTTCCTCTTCGTACACGGCTTTTAATAACTGCACCCTGTCTGGAGCTTTCTTGATGGCAATGTAGTACGCTAACCCTGCCGCCAAACAAGGATAAAATCTAAACGGCATTTCCACCGTATTCTGAGCCGTGTCTGCGTCGTCCATTCGGACCAAACGATCAAACACGATCACATCTGTGCTGTTCTCCGGGACAGGCCACAGCTTTAACACCGGGCTGATTAGACGGTCCAGAAACCACTGTGAGGGACGTCCCTGCGTGGTTTTATTAGGCACACCCAGGTAATCGTCACGACTTAACCGCTGTATGTTGTAATCCACGTTATCGCGGCGAACGGCGGCTGACAAAATGTCTATGGTGTCTGCGTTCAGCGTATAGTTCGCAGTTCCCGCCGTCAGGGCTTGTGTAGATTGCTCTATCGTCCAGGAATTAAGGCCCCTGTTTGCCCAATCAGCAAACAACAGGTTCATAGAACGTTTTGCAGTCTTGATGTCGTATCCAGTACGAACCTCTCGACCACAACGCTCAAACGCCTCCTCGATGTACTCGGTGACGTCTAACTCAAAGTTTTTAGAACCAGAAACGGTCATTTCTTACTTCTTCCTCTAACGTTACCGCCGTTCTTCATTCCTCTTGGCACACCGCGCCCAAAACCCGTTCTTGCCGCAAGAACAGGATCAAATCGAGCAGGATTGGGCTTTTCTTTTTTATCCTTGCCCATCAAAGCTTTCCCCGCCATATTCGAGCCCTCTACCGCTAAACCACCTAAAACAATGCCCTCTGTATTAGCTTTTTTAACCGCACGTTTAGTAGCGCCTACAGTTTTTTTAGCCTTCTTTTTTGCGGAACTAGTGGCTCTTCGTGTGGCTTGACTAGCTTTTTTAGACGTCTTTTTTGCAACTTTAGCCGTCTTCTTTTTGGCGGTTTTAGCAGCTTCTCTAGCTTTTTTAGCGGCTTTCTTTTTCGCTGCCGCTGCGGCTCGTCTTGCCGCTTGAGTGCCTTTAGTAAGTGCCTTTCTAGCAATAGTCGCGGCAACCATGGTTATCCACCTTTCTTCTTAGCTATGCCGCCGGAACGCATACCTTTAATCACACCAGACTTTTTAGAGACCTTTCCGCCCATGTTCCGTTTAATAACGCCTTTACCCATCAGGACGTCTTTTTGCGTGACTTTACCGTCACCGCTCAGATCAGGGAAACCACCATCTTTCATTTTGATGGGATTACCCACTGATCCACCGCCCCTCATTTTCTTCGGCTTTTTAGCTTTCTTGCCGCCAGGAGCTGCATTACCGATGTTTACCGCAGATCCGCTAGTGCCACCAGCACCGGCTTCTTTCTTTCTAGGGCTCATTGCCATCTTTCAATCTCCTGTAAAATTCATGCCGAATCTTGTACATGTTTTCAACGTCATATGCGTCGAAATAGCGGTCATAATAACCTAATTCTTTTATCTTATCCGCTGATTCCTCCAGCTTACTAAGGCGCTGAACGAATATCATCGCATACTCTTCTACGGTCTCCGGCTCAAAAGAGCCGTCATCTACAAGCTCATTGGTATCTTGGTCTGGGTGAAATCCCATAACCCAGATATCACGGTCTATAAAGATACCGTCTGATATGGCTTGGTTGAGGTCATCGAGGTATTGGTGAAAGGCGTCCGAATCTTCGGTAAACGCCAGGTCCACGATAATTACCAAATCCACCTTGTCGTCCCAGGTGGATATAACCGACCATAAGTCATGATAATTCGCGGGATCGCGTTTAAAAATAACCGAAACCCGTTGCGCTGCCCAAGCCGCTTTGGCATATGGACAAGCGGGTAACCCATTGAATTCTGGGTTCTTTTTTTCTAGAAGAGTTTTTGACCACTCTCTAATTTCATTGTAAATCTTTTTTTCGTCATCAACAAAGAATTCATGCATACCGAGTTCTTTTTTTTCGGTTTGGCAAGATTGCTCCGCATCCCCGACTTACTTCGCCACCCATGTTTAAGTTACGGACTTTAGCTTTTTCGGTATTGGAAACAACCGTTTTACCCTTTTTGCCCTCTCGTTTTTTCTTACGAGCCGTTGAAGCACGTTCTTCCTTAGACAAACTCTGTGCTTTTGATCTGGGCAGACACCTGTCAGGGTTCTTCTTATCTTTTGAAGTACCGCACTTCCCAACAATATTGCCGGAGCTGTCTATTCGAACCCAGTCTTGGTCAACCCATTTTTTTAGATCGCCCATTATCGACCCTTCCTTTTACCACCCTTAGATTTCTTGGCGTAGTTAGGGTCCTTGCAATACTTGGAAGCTGCTAAATTGGCATAGGCGCTGGGGTACGTGTCAAAAGTTCGTTTTGCCCAGGCAACACCTTCTGGACATATCTTGCCGCCCTTTTTCTTTTTGGCCGCTCCCCCTTTTGCCATCTTAACAACACCACATTTAGCGGCGGGCACAACCGTTCCTGTTCTTACTCGGCTCATTTCAACAGAATCCCTATTATCCCAATTGCCTCAACACAAACAACGGATAAGAGCATCCACAAACGATTATCCAGTTTGT